CTTTAAATGGTCAAACTATATTCTTAGCCGAACGTGTTAGTGAATTAATGCGTCCTAAATTAATTACTGATAGAACAGTTATTGATGTTATAGCATTTGCAAAATGCGCTAAATCTATTAATGTTTTAGATAAAGAAGCATTTGAAGATTACGCTAAATTATTTGTTAGTCAATATGATTATATATTTTATGTAAATCCTATTGGAACAGTTATGGAAAATAACGGAGTACGTGAAACTGATAATGAGTTTAGAAAAACAATTGATTTCTTTATTCAAAGAATTGCTGATAGATATTCACATCGTATGAAAAATTTTGTAGAAATTAGCGGAACTAATGAAGAACGTGTTAAAAAAGTTAAAGAGACAATATTTTCATAATATTTATCAGAAAAATATAACATGAAAATCAAAGAATTTAAATCTTTTATACGTGAAGAAATCATAGGTGCATTAAGTGAAACTACTATGGTAGGTCCACAAACAACAACTGATGATATTAACACAATAGCTAAATCAGAAAAAACATCAACTGCTACTGTTAAAGCAGCAATTGATCAAGCTAAAAAATCAGGACAATCCATAGCCGTAGCTGAAGAAGTTAATGATTTAACTCCATTACAACAAACAGTATATGAGTTTGAATCAGAAGTATCTCCAAATCCAGATGAATTTATTAAGGATATTAAAAAATTAAGCTCAGTTAAAGATGTTTATGATTATTATGCTCATACAAGAGGATGGTTACAAGATAAAGATTTTAAATATCTTTTAAAAGATTTAATGATGTCATTATCTAATAATGAAAATGATTTAAATGAAATGGCTCGTGCTAAAGTATCTTACATTTTAAATAAAGAAATGAAAGATGAATTAGCTTCATTAATTGAAAAAGCTAAAGGTAATGTTAAAAAAGCATTAGAATATCTTTTAGAAAAAGGTGAAATGTCAGTTGCTGATGTAGCTAAAGAATTTGGTTTAAATGATACAGCTAGTATTAACAATCCTAAATTCAGAGAATTAATGGGTATGTTAAAAGATAAAGGTGTAGTATCAATGGGTGGAGCCGCTCCAAAAGCAGCGGTTGTTAAACCATCTAAAGAAAAAATAGAAAAAGCAGTTAAAGCAGTGGAAAAAGATATTAACACAGGCGAAGAAGAAGCTGATGACTACTATAAAGCAGGAGACGAAGACTCAGCGCCAGACGAAACAGATATTGACAAACAAGCATCTAAAGCTGCTGATAAATTAACTAAACGTACTTCTAAATTAGATAAAGTATTAAAAGGTTTAATTCAAGTAGAAAAAGAAATGAAGACATTAGCTAACGACTATAAAAAAGCTGAAGGCGAAGAAAAAGCAAATATTGTTGCTAAATTAAAAGAAAAAACAGCACAAAAGAAAGAATTAGAAGCATTAAAGGATAAATTTGAATTTGATGTTGTATAAAGAAATTCTTAAATTTTTAGGATACATAGGATTAGTGTTATTAATTGTAAATATTCTTAACATTAATCCTAATTTCCGTTTGGCTAAAGAAAACGAAACATTAAATAATAAAATAGATTCATTACAGGCAAATATTGACTCTACTAAAATTAAAATTGCCCAATTAGATTCAGTTACTGCTGTTTATAAAAAACAAGTAACAGAAGATAAAACAAAATTATCGGGTTTAAAATATAAAGCCGATTTATATAAAACTAAATACAATGAAGAACATAATCGTATTAATAACTTGTCTAATGATGCCCTTGTTAGTGAGTTCACAAACGCTTTTAACTGAGGATTTAGTTACAGTTCCCACTAAAACATTAAAAAATGCTTTAATTGTAAAAAATGAACGTGATTTTCTTAAAAATCAAATCACAGTAGTTAGAGATTCAGTTAATATTTTAGTTACAATAACAAACAATCAAGATTCTATTATAAAAAATCAAGATACATCTATTTCATTATATAAAAAAATTGATATAGATCGTCAAAAACAATTAGAATATAAAGATAATATTATTACTGATTACCAAAAACAAATAAAAAAATTCAAATTAAAGTTCATAGTTAGTTCTATTGCTTTTGTTGGTATTTTACTAGTTATATGAGTCAAGACTTACGTGAAGTTATAAGACAGGAATATGTAAAGTGTGCGAGTGACCCAAGCCACTTTATGAAAAAATACTGTTATATTCAACATCCTCAAAGAGGAAGAATCATGTTTAATTTATATCCATTTCAAGATAAAGTATTAAATTTATGGAAAGACAATCCATACAGTATAGTACTTAAATCAAGACAATTAGGTATTTCAACACTATCAGCTGGTTATTCTTTATGGTTAATGTTATTCCATAAAGATAAAAACGTACTTTGTATTGCTACAAAGCAAGAAACTGCTAAAAACATGGTAACTAAGGTAAAATTCATGTATGAAAATTTACCATCATGGTTAAAAGTAACAGCAGACGAAAATAATAAACTTACATTACGATTAAATAACGGATCTCAAATTAAAGCAGTATCAGCTGCTGGTGATGCTGGTAGATCTGAAGCTGTATCTTTACTATTAATTGACGAGGCAGCATTTATTGAAGGTATTGATACAATTTGGGCTTCTGCTCAACAAACCTTAGCTACGGGTGGTGGTGCTATTGTATTATCTACTCCTTATGGTACAGGTAATTGGTTTCATCAAACATGGGTTAAAGCTGAAGCCCAACAAAACGATTTCTTACCTATTAAATTACCTTGGTTTGTCCATCCTGAAAGAAATGAAGCATGGAGAAAAAAACAAGACGAATTATTAGGTGATCCTAGATTAGCATCTCAAGAGTGTGATTGTGATTTTAGTACTTCAGGTGATACAGTATTCTATTCAGAATGGATTGAATTTATATCTCAAACCACAATAAAAGAACCGCTAGAACGCCGCGGAGTTGACCGTAACTTATGGATATGGGAACCGGCGGACTATACTCAATCATATATGGTTATAGCCGATGTAGCACGGGGTGATGGCAAGGATTTTTCCGCAGCCCATGTTATACATGTTGAATCTAATACACAGGTAGCAGAATATAAAGGTCAATTACCACCTAAAGAATTTGGATTTTTCTTAGTTGGTTTAGCTACAGAATATAACCAAGCTTTATTAGTAGTAGAAAATGCTAATATTGGTTGGTCAGCATTAGATGCAATTCAAGAACGTGGATATAAGAATTTATATTATTCACCTAAAAGTGATGCTAGTAATAATGCTGATGCTTATTTTGACCAATATATGGATAATTCAAAATTAGTACCTGGTTTTACAACATCACTGAAAACTCGTCCTTTAATAGTTAATAAATTTAGAGAGTATATAGGTGATAAAAGTGTTGTTATTCAATCTAAACGTTTACTAGAAGAAATGAAAGTATTCATTTGGAAAAATGGTCGTGCTGAAGCACAATCAGGATACAATGATGACTTAATTATGAGTTTTGCAATTGGAATGTATTTAAGAGATACATCATTAAGATTTAAATCACAAAACCTAGAAATGTCTAGAGCAACATTAAGTAATATGTCTGTTAACAGAACAGGATTTACAGGAGCGTATGGTTCTAGTGTTCCTAACCCATATAGTTTAAAAACTGGTATAGGTGATGACGAAGACATTAGTTGGTTAATACGATAATATTTATAATTAATAACATATAATAAAATGGCAGACAAAGGCTTATTTTCACGATTACAACGACTGTTCTCTACTGATGTAGTGATGAGAAATCAGGGTGGTGATCAATTAAAAGTAATGGACGTTAACACCATACAACAAACAGGTGATATCGCTACTAACTCATTAATGGATAGATATAATAGAATCTATTCAACTAATGCATCTTCACTTTATGGAGCTCAATTAAATTTAAATTATCAATACTTACGTACCCAATTATATTCAGACTATGATATCATGGATCAGGATGCAATTGTTGGTTCTGCACTTGATATTGTAGCTGATGAGTCTACATTAAAAGATGATATGGGTGAAGTATTATCTATTCGTTCATCAGATGAAAACATTCAAAGAATTTTATATAACTTATTTTATGATGTATTAAATATCGAATTTAATTTATGGTCTTGGATTCGTCAAATGTGTAAATATGGTGATTTTTTCTTAAGATTAGAAATTGCTGAAAAATTTGGTGTATATAATGTTATTCCATACACAGCGTATCATATTGAAAGACAAGAAAATTATGATAAAGACAAACCAGCGTCTGTTCGTTTCCAATTTAAACCTGAAGGATTTTTATCAGGTGATGGTTATTACAATACACCTAATTTAGGCCGTCAAAACGAACCAGGTATTTTCTTTGAAAACTATGAGGTTGCTCACTTTAGATTAATTACAGATGTTAATTATTTACCATATGGTAGATCTTATCTAGAACCAGCTCGTCGTTTATATAAACAATACGCGTTAATGGAAGATGCAATGTTAATCCATCGTGTAGTTCGTTCACCAGAAAAACGTACTTTCTTTATTAATGTTGGTTCTATCCCGCCTAATGAAGTTGAAGCATTTATGCAGAAAACTATTAGTTCAATGAAACGTACTCCATTAATGGATCAAAAGACAGGTGAATATAACGTAAAATATAACATGCAAAACTTACTAGAAGATTTTTATATTCCAGTAAGAGGTAATGACCAAGCAACACGTATTGAAAATACTAAAGGTTTAGATTACGATGGTATTCAAGACGTTGCATATTTAAGAGATAAATTATTTGCAGCATTAAAGGTACCTAAAGCATTTTTAGGTTATGATAAAGATTTACAAGGTAAAGCAACATTAGCAGCGGAAGATATTCGTTTTGCTCGTACAATTGATCGTATTCAACGTATTACATTGTCTGAATTATATAAAATCGCATTAGTACATTTATATGTTCAAGGTTATACTAATGATGAATTAACTAACTTCGAGTTATCGTTAACCACACCGTCTATTATATATGATCAAGAACGTATTATGTTAATGAAGGAAAAAGTTGATTTAGCTAAAAACATCATTGAAACTAAATTAATGCCTACTGATTGGGTTTATGACAATGTATTCAGATTCTCTGAAGATTCATATGATGAATATAGAGATATGATGATTGAAGATGCAAAACGTGAATTTAGAATCGCACAAATTAAAGAAGAAGGTAATGATCCAGTAGAAACAGGTAAATCTTATGGTACACCACATGATTTAGCCAGTTTATATAGTAAAAACGGCAGACCAGAAGGTGAATTACCACCAGGATATAATAATGATACACAATTAGGTCGTCCAAAAGAAAAAGTATCTAATATTAACACACAAGATAGCGCGTTAGGTCGTGATAGATTAGGTGTTAAAGATATGAAATCAGATGACCAACCAGGATATGGTAAATCAACAACCAAACCGTTTGCTTTAGAAAATGCTAAGTCAGCTTTCGCAAGAAATAAACGTTTGTTTGAACAAGTTGACAAAAAATTATGTCTTAGTCAAGAAAAACCAGGAGATTCGCTATTAGATGAATCCCAAATTAGAGAATAATAATCCTTATATATTTATAATAAAACACTTTAGGAATGATTGTTAAACATTCAAAATACAAGAATACTGGCATTTTATTTGAACTTTTAGTTAGACAAATTACGTCTGATACATTGTCAGGCGTAGACTCAAAAGCAGCAACTATTCTAAAAAAACACTTTGT